ATTGAAAATTTTTCTTTATCTATCTTTTTTAAATTAGTTCTTAATTTATTATTAGTCTTTAATTGTGTGCAGTTTTCCACATCTGGTTTTTTGGGTTCTGGTTTTTTGGTAAGTGGATTCTCATAAACTAACAACTCCCATTTAACGACTTTTCCCGTGTTATCTGTTACTCTATTACGTTCTACATATCCAAACCCGTTTAATTCCTTTAGAATTGAGTAAATGGTATTTTTAGACTCTTTTACAATTGCAACTAAACCATTAACAGACAATTCCCAAGAATCAGGAAAGGATAAAATCAAAGACATCAATCCTTTTGCTTTCAAACTCAAGTCTTTTCTTTTCAATATTTCATTTGAAATTATTGAGTAATTTTTGCTCTTCTGTATTCTTTTTATGTTCATTAATCAAATATTGATAGTTGGCCAGTTCCTCCAAACATTATGTTTTGACGTTCTAAACAATGCAAAGTTTTCATTTGAGAATAGATTCTTTGCCTTAAACTAATTAAACATTCCTCAAGCTCTTTAATATCTTTAGCTATGAAATAACCATTTCCAGAGCTACAGATTCCATTCAATAAATTATTTGTTCTAATATATTGAATTATTTTATGAACTCTTGCTGAACTAAGATTCATTGCCTTTTGGATTTCTTTATTTGTAACAGCGTTTTCTTTTCCAATTCTAACTTCCAAACCTTTGATTATTGGTTGAACTAATTTAAGCTCTTCATCTGTTAATTCATAAGTTATGATTTCATAGCCTTTTAACATATCAAAAAGGCATTTCTGATTCTTGAGAATCTAAGTTTTCTACTAAACTAACATCCCAAGCAGAAACATTAGTATAATATCTCCCATTATGCTCTTTTGAACTTATATTCAACTTAACCTCAACAAAAGCGCCGATCTGTAAATTCTGGATTTTTTCAATAGTATCTCCAAACAAATCAACCGCAATAATATTATTGAACTTTGCCTCAGTATCAATTAAGATTGGTTGTTTTTGCCATTCATTTCCATTTTTTGCAATTCCAGATTGCATGTCTAAAATTTGATGTAGTTTTCCTTGTATTTTCATTTATTTATTGTTTTGAAATTTTAACTCATCCTCTCCATAAGTGTTGGTAAGATTCATAGTTTTAATTATTATTCTTGCAAGAGCTCTTTTTTCTGCAATTTCAATTCTAAATTTTTGAATGCAGTTTTCTTTTGTTGCCGATGCATAAGTTTGCATTTGTTCAACTCCATCAATATAAGATGTTGCTTTTACAACGCAATTATTAACATCAAAAGACAAACATTCAAAATTAACTTTAATATTGTTGTTGACTTGGATTTTTTCAATCCCGCTTCTTTTGATTATACTGAAGCCTCTTTTATCTTTAAATACATCTTCTTTATCTAAGGAGTTATCCTTGTATAATAGATTTAATTTTTTTGATTCTTTCATAATATTTTAATAAAAAGTCCAAAGTAAAAAGTAAAAAAACACGAAAACTAATATCATTGAAACCGCAGTCACTAAAACATCTTCAAGTTCAGTAAAATCATATTCTTTAATTTTTTTTATTTTATACTTGTTTTGTTTGTTTTTATAAAAAAAGTTTGCAGCATCTTTTGAATTTCTGTATTGAGAAAATCCAGTTTCTTTGTGTGTTATTTTATACATGATTTAATTTATTTCTAAGTTTAAGTGACTATAATCTTTTAATAATTCGTTTTTAATTCTTTGCCATTTCTTAATCTGTGATTTGATTAAGTTTTCATCAATTGTTTCATTGTTTAATTCAATCATTTTTTTATTAATTAAAACAATCAAATCAACTAAATCATCTTTTGTAATTTCGTTTTCTGAGTTCATAATTTTAATTTTTTAGTTTTTAATTCGTTAGTCAACCAATTCACTATAATAAACACCTTTTAATTCTGAGATACTTATTTTATTAAGGTAAGGTAAATCATAACCTTTTTCATACCATAATTCATGTATCATTTCTTTTTGAGTTTTCATAATTTTAATTTTTAGTTTTTTTAATTCTTTAATTATAGTTCTTCTAATTGTAAATTGTGTAATTCAATTAGTTGCATAATCTCTAATAAAGTTAATCTATTAGGTCTAAAGCTTCCGTTTCTAATTACTCTAAATAAGCTTCCGTTAATTCTACTAAACATAAACTCAAATACATCTGTTTCATTTACAAAACATAATGTTTCAAAGTTTCTTAATCTGTTTTCTAATTCTTGTCTTTCCATAATTGTTATTTTAATTGTTTTTAATTCGTTAATTATTTGTAATAGACGCTTCTCAGCGTTTCGCTCATTAAGAGCTCCTCAGTATTACTTTTGTGAAGACTCTAAGATTTGTTTATGCTCTTTTTGAAGTTTTTTAATCAATTGTTTTTGAAATTCAGATTTATCCTCATCCCATTTGAAGCTTAATAGTCCTCTTGATAACATTGAAAGAAAGTGTAATTCTTTTTCTGTAAGTTGTAATTGTGTAGTTTTCATAATTGTAATTTTAATGTTTTTAATTCGTTTAATTATTGGGGGAGTTTTTCATCCCCCTGTTATTATATTATTTCAGTAGTGTTTGGATTGTGTCCAAACTCATTTCCACATAATTCAGAAGCTATTTGTCTAGCTTCCCATTCCGAGTTTGCTCTAACTGTATATTCTACCCATTTTATTTTTTCTGGCTCTTTACTTGGGTTTGTGATAACCTCAACTCCTACCTCATAAGTTTTTGTTAGTTGTGTTTTTTTCATAATTGTAATTTTTGTTGTTTTTAATTCGTTTAATTATGATACAAATATAAAAATAATTTTACTAATGCCAAAACTTTTTTATTTTTTTTTAACCTAGTAAATTAAATTTTTTTTGATTTTGTGTGATTTTTTTGTGTGAAATTTCGTTAAAAATAGTGAACTAATCTTGCAACTTGGCCAGATTTCTTTTGATGAATGAATCCCTCAACAGCTTTTGGAACACCTGTAAAACCTTTTCTGTTATGCCAGCTATCCGTTCCACTAGGGCTTCTCATGTATTCAACTGTAACTCCAATAAAATCTTTTCCATCAAGCCATTTATGTTTAACTTTATGATGTATATGATGTAAATACCAATAACGAAATTTAGTCTGAGCCCAAGCATGAGGATTCTCATTCGCCATCATTAATGGTAGCTTATCCATCTTTGCTCCATCTCCATGCTCTAATCCAATAAGGTTCTTTCCATAAACATAATATTTTCTATGATTTACAGATATATCAAAAGAAACATCCTCTGAGTTCCTGAACCATGATTTAAGAGCATGTGCCAAATGAAATCCACTCTGATAATCATGGTTAGACATGCAATGAATTACATCCACTGGAGCAATCTTTTGAAGTATCTCAATTGAATTAACGTATAGTTTCAAAGCAAGTTCAAAATGTTGCCACCATTTACCATTTACATCTTGAGGGGTAGATGCGGTGGTAGTATTATATACGTTATCGATATGCAGAACATCATTGCCAATACAGAAAAGAATTTTGTCAATGTCAAAGCCTTTTGATTTTTCAACTATTCCAATGATTCCTTCCATAACTCTTTGGTATGCAATCTCATTATTGTAAGCGTCTTTTGTTTCTGTTTCTATAGCTAATTTTCCAATATGAATGTCTGCTGGATTTATAACTAATAAATGCTCCCCGCTAACCTTTTTTAATTTGGGATAACAAGGAGCATGTTTATCAATTAAATTTTGTATTTTGTTTAATATTTCAGATTCTTCAATTGATTGATTTTCTTTTGTAACAATAGAGAATCTCAACTCACCATTCATATTCTGCCAATGCTTTACACTAACTACATCTTTTTTCAAGATGCCTCTTTCTCTCAAGTGTAAATCTAAAGCAGTATTATTGTTGAGATTTTTGAGTTCCGAACCTCTATATTCGTTAATAATCTCAACCTCTTGCTCTGATAATCTTAAACGCTTCCCTCCCAAAGTTTACTTTTTTATATCAGCAAATCCTTGTCCTAAAATTAATGCTCCAATACTTAACAAAATTCCTTGCAATTCATCTGGATTCAATCCAAACTTTTCACTAAGTATAGTTGTTAAAATACCTATAACAGCATACCAGAATTTTTTTGAGTTAAACATTGCTTGAATAACTAATGGAATAAATTTTTTCATTTTCATTGTTTTAATTATTTGAACGTATTATAGCCCGTTCATTTAGCTATATATCCAAAGCCGTGGCGTTGGTTTATTATCAATATCAATATGACAAAATCCTTGTCTTTTTGATATTCCAATTCTTATTGGCAAATTCATGTCATTTGCTAGTTCAAAAGCAATTCCAACAAAAATTGCTCTTTTTTTGTCGCTTGTTATTTTGATGTCAGCAGCCAATCCTTTACAGTGTGAAGATTTGTCTGGATGCGTTGCTTGATATTTAGGATTCAAAACTAATGATTGTTGTTTTCGTTTACATCTATAGCCAGAATTTACATATAAAGCAAAACCACATAAATTTCTTATCTTATCCAAAAACAAAATAAAATCATGATTCATGTTTTGTTCTCCAGAGCCCTTCCCGCAACAACTGCAATCAAACTCACTAAATTTAAAATATTTATAACTCATTTGCACTTGCAAAAACCCCGACAAACTTTTTTAAATGTTAAATAGTATATAATTTTACAAATTAATTTTTTCATTTTATTTTATTTTTTTTTTTAATTTTACTAAGGATACAATAATTGCTAATAATATTGAAATTGTTAAAAGAACTTCATTCACTTGTGCCAAACTCAATCCAATAGCCCCACCATTTGCAATTGTTAAATCCAATATATCTTTTGTATTATCTTTCATTTTTAATTTTGTGTTAATGTTACTTTTCCTCCCCAAATCCGATGATTTGTTGATGAAACTAAAACTTTTATCATTAAATAATTTGTATCAGATGAAGCAATTGTTCCAATGCTAATTGCCGCCCCATCAGTTACTCCTGTGCCTATTGTTGAACCTTTTCCGTTTGCATTAATATTCATTTGGTAAACCTCAACTGATTTTGTTGTGTTACTTCCCCAAACATAAACTTCTGTAGCTGTTGTTCCAGTTGGAATGTTTACTGTTGCAATAAGTTCTTGAGCTGTATTTTCAACCGAAACTCCCGTATTTGTTCCATCTCCAAAAATAGCTGGAGTTATGTCTGGACTCGAAGCGTCATCATTAACCATGAAATCTCTTGGAAGTATTTTTACATAAAGAGTATCAACACCAACTACATAATAATTTCCCCCAGTAATTGAGTATTTTCCAATTGAGTTTGCATTTACTGGCATACCACCAACAGAGCCTTCCGTTTTTCTTTGATATTGAACAAACAAATTTTCTTTGTCAATAGAAATTTTATCTCCAATAGTTAAGGGGATGGATGGAGTTATTGAAGTAATAGTTAAAGCTCTAGCTCCAGCTGAAGAATCAGCAGCAATTTGAAATGCTTGCCCATTAATCATGATTCTATCTCCAATTTTTAAATCAACTTTTGTGGCTGTAACAGCTAAAGCAGTGATAGCATTAGCGTCATCAATAATTGTTGTAAGCTCTGCAATATCCAATGAATTGCTAATCTCTTTTTTATTTATTTGTGTTATGTTTGGAAAACTTATCATATTATATTGGGCCTGATTGAGAACCTGTATTATTACTAGATGTATTTGTTAAAGGAGCATTGTAACCATTAGACGCTCCTTGATTTGTATGTGTTGAAACTGATGTTGGAACACTTCTTAAAACTTGAATCCAATCTCCACTCCATTCATCAGCAGCAATATTGTAAGAACACCTCATCATCATATATTCAATATTATCAGTGTCCTTTAATTTTGCAAGTGGATTCATGTATTTTAGTTTTGTTGAACCTGAATAATATTTATCATTAACTCCCAAAGCTGTATTTGTTGAAAAAAGAGAAATTGGCTGGCTTTGATTGTATAAAATACTTTCTGATAATAGTTCAATTATTTTTTTATCATAAGTTACAGCTGAATAAACATAAGCACTGCCATTCCAAGAATAGACACTTTGAGCCCATTTTCCATCTGCATTCACAAACACCCAAGCCGTTCCGTTATATATTTGGATTGTTGAAGTTGTATTTGCTCCAGTTCCATCTCCATATATTACTTCTCCAATATCATAAACAAAAGTATTGTTTCCAGCTTGTGAAAATTGAGTTTGATTTGAAGCAATTCCAAATTGAGCAGCAGCAGAAGCAACAGGAACAAATTGAGAAATTAAAAGAGGAGGAGCTGAATTATCAACCGCATCAGTATAATCAAAAGAATAAGCTGTTGGAGTATCTCCAAGAGAGAGCCCAGAGGTTGAACCATTCATATCAACAATTCTTCCATGTGAATATTTAATGCTTGAAGCGTATCCTTTAGCCTGAACCTTTGTATCTCCAGCGCCAGGGCTTGAATCATATCCAGTAAAAGTGTAAAATTTGAACTCCCAATCTCCATCCATTGAACTATCAATTGGAATTAAATTGTTTGTAGTGTTTGTTGTTGATGTTGTTGTTGAATTAAACATCTCTAAAATAACTCCATTTGAACCAGTATTTGCTGGAATCCAAAGCCAATCAAGCATGTATTGTTGAGGATTTTGCAAAGGAAATTCTCCTGTTATAGCTTGCCACCTAAATTCTGCAAAAGTTGCTCCTTGAAATCTATACATTGTTAAATTGTCAGAATCTCCCCAAGCTGAATCCAATGGCTTTGCAAGGATAGTCCAAGCCATCTCCATTTTCAAATCAGCTGCACTTGTATTAACAAAATTTCCATAAATCTTGCAAACAAATCCCTCCAAATCCTTTGCGTTTGTTATTTCCATTATGTTTTCAAATCCTCCAGTATTTGAAGTTTGAGTTATTTCTGAATAACTTCCTGTTGTTGGCCAAGCTGTTGGAGTAATGCTTCCAGTGTTATGAGTTACAAAAAGAGGATAACCACTAAAAACATTGATTCCAGCATTTTCAGAATAAGTTCCAGTTGTTTTCTTTATAGCAGGCAAAGCTTGATTGGTAGAGCCAGCAAGTTTTTGCAAGCCCTTGTTCGGATTTGAAACGTTTTCAAATACCATGTTATACAGAGAATAATTTGTGTTGCCTAAATAGTTTCTTGTTGTTCTTGCTGAACCAGTATAAAAATATTCTCTTGTTGGAATATTGATTGGAGTTGTATAAGGTGCAACCCCTGATTCGTCAGTGTTATATTCGTTTATTTGAATAAAATGGAAAGTATGATTCCAGTAAATTAATCTCATATTAAAGTTCTTGCAAATCTGTTCTAATACATCATAACAATTTGGAACTTTCATAAATCCATTTTCATCTCTTTCATAAAAAGGCCTCATTGATATTTTCATCAAAACAAGGGGGTCATTTGCAACTGATGGAGAGCCATCCATATCTTCATTCCACCAATTAAAAGAAGTTTGAATTGTGTAATTTTCTAAATCTCCTCCAGTGTCATCTTGGTCAAGCAACATCCCTACTCTATCAAGCAACATTTTTAACCAAGTTAAACTCCCTCCAATTGGCCTTCTGTAACCTCCATTATCAAAAGTGTCAGTTCTTGTAAAAGGATAAGTTGGAACTGAACTATCTTCTGAATTTGTATCTCTAATAAAAGGAATTTCTTTAAGTGTTGAAATACCATCAATGAAAGTTAAACTTTGAACGTAAGGATAAGAAATATCTTCTGTTGTTTCTAAATCAAAAATCATGTAACCCGCCCAAATCAAAGAGCCCGCTGCATAAGAAGTTCCAATGTTTAAAGTAACCCAAAAGTCCTTTTCTTGTTTTGATGAACGTAAACCATCTAAAAAAGTTTGTTGAGTTAAATCTTCAACCAATAAAGGAACGCTCATTTGTGAGCAAATTATACCAGCATTTTTGTCATCAGAGCTTGAAGCTTCATAATCTACAAAAGCACCCGCTCCCGCTAAAGTCCAAGATTTTGTTGCTCCCGTTCCATTCCACCAAAATGTTAAAGTATAAGTTTCATCTGTCATACTTTTAACAACTGAAGTTGCATATTTATTTAAACCATAAGCTGAATGAACCGCCATATTTTTTTTTATTTAAGTTGTTCTAAATCTGTTTTGTTTTGTCCTTTGATTTGAAAGAAAAATATCATTGCCTTTTATAACACCCTCAACAACAACTTTATTTCCTCCATTCATGAACCCCTGTAATTTGTCAAGCGGCGCAATAACTTCTGGATTTGAAGCATTCGTTCCAATACCTTCTCCAATCAATCCAAGAGTTGGCCCTGTAACTAATCCTCCTTCAGCAAAAGCTGGAATCAATGAATTAAAAGCCGTTCTTGCAAGTCCAGCGGCAGCTCCAGCAACTACTGGAATTAAAAATGGAGGTAGAAAAGATGTGCTTGTTAAAGCGTTAGTTACTGCAGCAGTAACTCCTTGACTAATTAACCCTCCAATTACACTTTTCATCATTCCTTTAACGTTTGCAGCATAATCTTCAAAACTATCAGCCCCTTGAGATAATTCATCTCCAAGCCTTTTAAAAATATCCATCATTCCATCTTCTAAAGTTTTTAAATCAACCTCAAAAAATTCAGACATTTTTTCTCCTAAGTTTCCAAGCGCTCCTTCAAATTCTCTAACCTCAGTATTGTCAAAAATATTTTGTTTTGCATCAACAATCTTTTCTTCTAAGTCAAGAACATCTTTCCCATAAGATTCATTAACCATCTTCATTTGTTCAAGATGCCCAAGCTCTTCATCTCTGATTCTGTTGTTAAACTCTTCTTTTGTTATGAGTCCATTAAGAAGATTTTGTTTTTCTGCAAGAATTGCTTCTTTATAATTTCTTTTGAGAGCATCAATATCAATTCCAAAAGTAGATGTTTTCGGCCCTGATGGTGCGCTTTCTGGTTGGGTTTTATCAGTATCAATATCAAAACTTTTACCTTTAATTTCAACAGGGTCCTCACTTTCAACCTCAACATTCTTTGCTTGAGCTTCAATATCTTCACTGCTGAAACCTAAAAAGCCAGCAACGTCTATTGGCTCAGATTCCAATCCTTTTGAATAACCAGCTTTAAATTCATCAGCAACTCCTTTTCCAAAATCTTTAAAACCTTTTTTAGCACCTAGAAAACCTTTCTTAATTTTATCAACATCAAGAGTGAAGATTCCAATTAAAATATCTCCAACGCTTCCTAATGTTCCCATTATTAAAGTTGGCAAAGCAGTAAACACCTTTTTAGCAGCAGAAAACAATCCAAATACAGCTCCCCTCACTTGTTCAATATTGTTATACAATAAAACAAAAGCTGTTACAAGTCCAACAATTAAAGTGATAACTAAAAATATTGGATTTTTTAACATTGCAAAATTCAAACTTATTTGAGCAGCTTTAACAAGCATGATTGCTTTTGTAATTGAAACATAAGCCATTGCTAGTTTTCCAACAATCAAAAATATTGGGCCTAGTATTGCAAGGAATCCACCAAAAACAACAATGATTGTTTTTGTTGTTTTAGATAATCCAGAAAAACCATCCATTAATGAACCAACTAATTTAGCTAAAAAATCAACAGCTGGAGCCAAAACTTCTCCAAGTGAAATTCCAGCAGCTTCCGTTTGAGATTTTAAACGCCTCATTGAACCAGCCAATCCCTTATCCATTGTTTCTGCCATTGAAGCAGCCTCTCCTTCTGAATTAATAAAGTCCTGAGTTAATAATTGAATCTCTTCTTGATTTTTTGAAAGTATTGTTGCAACTGTAGCTCCCCTTTTGCCAAACATATCAAAAGCAGCTGTTAATGGTTCAGTTGAATTATTTATTTGAGCCATTGCTTCATCAAGACTCATTCCTGTTTTTGATAGATCTAAAAATATGTTTCTTAAAGCTGTTCCCGCAGTTGAAGCATCAACACCATTATTAGCCAAAAGACCAACAAGAGCCGAGGCTTGTTCAATTGAAACTCCAGATTCTTTTGCAACTGGAGCAAGTGTTGCCATTGCTGTTTTGAATTTTTCCAAATCCAATGCTGTAGAACTAAACGAATCAGCCATAACATTTGTGATTCTGTTTGTTTCGCTAGCAGTCATTCCAAAAGCTTTCATTGTAGAAGCAACAACTGAGGCTGTTTCTCCCAAATCTTCCCCAGTTGCTTGAGATAATCTCAATATTGATTCCGTTGCTTTGTCAATTGCCTCTGGAGTTAATCCTAATTTTGAAAGATTCAGTTGTAATTCTGCAACCTGAGAAGCACTGAACATTGTTGATGCTCCAAGTTTTTTTGCCGTATCAGATAACATTTTCATTTGACTATCTGTTGCACCAGAAACAGCCGCAACCTTCAACATCCCTTGTTCAAAATCCATGAAAACTTTTGTAGCTCCAGCACCTAAAGCAACTAATGGCAATGTTAAACTCATTGTCATGCTTTGGCCAGTTTTCTGCATTGCTCTTCCAAACTTTGCAGCTTGTCTTTGCATCTTGTTGAGTTTCTTTGTGAAATCTGTGCTTTGAACCCCTACTTTAAAATTTAAAAAACCAACTGAAATTCCCGCCATTATTGTTTGTTTTTATGTTGTATTAATTTTTTATGATATTCAGCTTCTGCTTGTAATATTTCAAAATCTGTTTTTGTTTCTTCATTTACTTTTTTATCCCACTCAAATTCAATTAAATCTTTTGGCTTGTATCTTTTACCTTTTGAAACATGAACATTTAAAAGAATGCACGTGCTCCATCTTGTTCTCTCCCAATCATTCCTTTGCCTTAGATTTTCCATTTCATAAAATCCTTCAAGCTTATTAAAAAAATGTCTTGGCAGCATATCGTAAAATTCATCAACATTCATATTCATTCTGCCAAAAGCAATCTTTTCTAATTTTTGCCAAGTTAGCTCTTCTTGCTCTTCTTTTTTGCTATCTTGGCTTTTGGCTTTTTTTCTCCACTTGACTCCTCCATTGCTCTTCCGAGTATTTCAAAAGCCTCTTCCATTGATTCTAAATTACCATCAAATAAATCAGTTATATCAGCAATTGAATATCTAAATTCTTTTTTTGCTTTTCTAGCACCATCTTTCATTCCACAATAAATCAATGCAAAAGCATCATTAAAAGTTGTTTCTCCATTTGCAAGTTTGTTCAAATCTTGCATTGTTGCTCCAGTGATTTTGGAATATTCTCTTAATGCGTTGAATCCAAAACGTATTGGATAATCATTTCCATTAATTTCTAAAATTTCATAATTCATTCTTTCTAAGTTTTTGTCTTTTCTGAATTAAAAAAAAACGACGCCACGCACTCAGAAAAGAAAACGCATGACGCCGCTCTATAAACATCTTAACTAATTGTTTGTGTTAAAGTTCCAGTTCCTTGAAAAGAAGCTGAATACGTTGAAGTGTCCTCCATAGGTGCAGAAATACTCAATGAAGTAACCCAAGCAGAACCTTGATAATTAACATCATTAGTTGCTGTTGTTCCAACTCCAAACTTCAATACAAAAGAAGCTCTGTTATCAGTTGGGCCTGTTGCATCCGCTCCAATATAAGTTTTATACAATTCATCAAAAGTAATTTCTGATACAGCTGAACCGTCTGAATTTGTATAAACATAAAGAGCATCAACTGAAACATCCCAGTTTCTTATTCCTTCCATGTTTTCCTCCCATCCACCACTTGATTTTGAAGAGGTTGAACGTAAACTCATATTTACGTTAATTGTTGCACTTGTTGCGAAAGCTATTAAAGTCCCTCCAGCATAAACACCAAGATTTGTTCCGTTAATTGAACCATTATACGTTGCCATTTTTTTTAATTTTTAATTGTTATTATTTGTCTTTTTTTGTTTTTGTTTTCTTATCTTCTTCACCATATCCATTATCTTTGAGCCATTTATACATTTCAGCATCAACTGAAATTATAGTTCCAACTTCAAAAGTTTTATGTCCTCTAGTGAATTTCTTTTTTAATTCAAATTTCATTTTTTCTAATTTTCATTGTTAATCCAACCATTATCAGAGTTTCCAATAATTTCTAATATTTTATCTAAATTATATATTTCTTTATCTTGCAAAAATTCTGGAGTTATTCCTTTAAATTTAAGGATTGTTTTTTTTCCATTTAATGAATATCTTAATGAATCAACAGAATCTTCAATAACCATTTCAAAATCTACTGAATCCAAATCTTCTTTATTTATTATAACATAATTAACCTCCATTTTATATTCCTTTTGGCACGTCTGCAACAAAATCAGCTTGCTCCATGTTTACCATTGTTCCATTATTATTTCCAATTTCATCAATTATTGTTGGAGCTGTTGCAATTGGATTTCCTTCATTATCTCCATCCCCCATTTTATAATAAAATTGAATATTTGCCAAACCAGAAACAGCATCTGGATAGCCTCCATTATATAAACTTGTTACTTGTGACGAACTTAATTCAGTATTAAAAACTGAAACCTCATCAATATTTCCTTTCCAAAACCCACCACCAACAGAATTGCTTCCAATTGAGGCGGTTGCAAAACTTCCAGTAAATGTTCCTGCAATTTCTGTTGTTGCTTTTAAATTTCCATCTAAATATAATTTAACATTTCCAGAAGAATCCCAAGTTGAGGCTACATGATGCCACAAACCATCTCCTTCAATAGTATCATTAGCAGTAGCATTATTAGAAACGCCAGCCGATTTATAGGTCATAAATAATTCATTAGTTCCAGAGTTATAATATAAGAGTA